TTGATCAATTTGATAACAGAGTTGGTTTTGTTGCAAAATATTCTACTAGTGGTGATATAGTTTGGTATAAGACTGCCAGATCTGAGCAACCCAGTGGTCAAGATACTTTCTGCAATTTTACTGCTCTGACTGTAGATGAAGACAGCAATACCCTAGATGTATATGTCACTGGTACTACTAAACCCAACTCCCTCAATGTCAACTATAATCCTGACATTGTTTTGATGAAGTTTAACCAGAATACTTCTGGTACTACTTGCTCAATTCAATATCAAAAGGAGATGGCAGGCATCTCTGGTTCTACTCGTCTGGATGAAGTTAGCGCAATCTCTAAGGTTGGTGAGAATAAGTGGTGTATTGGTGGTCACACCAATACCAACTCCCAGTATCCTTTTGATGCATACATCATCATTTTCAATGAAAACTTGGGTGTTCAGCAAAAGAGAAAGATTTCTACCGCTAGTGACTCAGAAAAAGTTGTTGACATTAAGTATAATGCTGATAGCGGTAAGTTCTATGTTCTGCTAGAGATTGCACCCACTACTACCAGTGCGGTTAAGTCTTTTGCTATCGCACATTGTGAGGCACAGCAGTTTTCTGTTATCATTGACAAAGTTATCAATTTCAATACCACTAGCTACAATTTGTGGGGTGCAAGATTTGATATTGATGAGTTTGGGGACTTCCTGGTCTCTGGTACTGCATATTCTGGTTCTAACCCAATCGGCGTCTTTGTTGGTAAAGTAACTACTGAAAACGAGGTTCGTTGGGGTAAGAGAATTACACCTGCAGGTACTTTTAGAAACCTCAAGGTTATTGGTGGCAATGTTGACGTTTTTGGTAATTACAACCTGGCAATCAACTATGAACTTAATGAGTCTACATCTGGTTCTGAAGCATTCAGAAAACAGAGTGAAATTATCAAATTTAGATATGATGGCACTGTAATTTCTACCAATAAAGTAAGTCTTGGTCGCAATATTGTTGGTTTTGAAATCAATGCTATTAGTGCTGATAGTTCTGGCGACCCTGTATTGACTGGTCAAGGTTACCGTAACGAAGTTGTTGGTCTGTTTGACTTTGAGTCAACTGATGAGACCGAACCCGTAGATACCACTGGTAATCTGACTAACAGAAATCTGATTGGTGATTACTACACTGGTTCCAACATTTCAAGTGGTGCTCCTTCTGGTCAAGGTAGCACTCGTGGTCTGAGAATCAATGCTTATGATGGTGCTGCCTGGAGTGATACCCACTTTGAGATCAACCCTGAAAATAATACTGGCATCTATGGTTATGCCGATACATATGATCCGAATGGTGACTGGACGATTGAAGGTTGGTGGAGTGTAACTGAGACCACTGTTCTGCAGGATAGCAGACTTGCGGGTCTTGGTTCTACTCACCACATCTTGTTTGGTATCGGTCATGGTAGTGAACCAGGCGTTACCTTAACCCTCAATCGTAGCAATAAGAGACTGGAATTGTATGCCTCTTCCACTCTCCAGAGAACTGCAACTCCTATTGCTAGTGCAAACGATCAAATTGTTAATGATGATGGTTATGTTCACTGTGCAGTAACTAAATTTGGCAATCTGTTTACCATTTATGTTGATGGAACTTCGGTTGGTAGTGGTTCACTGCCTTCTCTGACTATTCCTTCTACTGCTAAGATCTACGTTGGCAATGCTCCCAACTGGACTGGAAACACTAGTGGTTATACTGTTGATTATGCAGGTTCATTTGACGTTGATGGTTTGCGTATTAGTGATCATGTAAGAACTATCTCGGTTCCTTCTACCACTGCAGAATATAACGATTACTATAAGACGTATCATTATGTTCCTGATGCTGCTCTCGTAATTAAGACTGACAAGAATATTGATTCTACCCGTCAAGGAACGTTTATTGGTACGAATACTAACTATCATTTCACCACCGCATCATATACTTATCCCACAACAATCAATCAACCAATCACAGTTTCCAGTGTAACTCTTGCATCTGAAGGTCTTCAGGTTCTGGATTACAATGATGTAAACTCTTCTCTTGTAATTGATTCGGTAACTCTCACCTCCAATACTGATGTATGGTCTTCCAGAACTGCCACTATTCCTGCAAAGGGTGGCAGAAAGGTTAAAGCAGAAACGACAACCTATGGCAAGTTCTACATTAAGGTAACTAATACTACTGAAGTTGACAATGTTCTTCGTCTTTCGCTGAATCAAACTTTCAACGTTAAGAAAAATAGTCAAATTCAACAATACAATAACGCTGGTCAGCTAGTTGCTAATGCCGAAGTTATTGATGTTGATGCAAATAGTCTGTATATTGCTCAGTATACGGGAACTAAGAGTGCCTGGGAAGGTTATGTTGGCACAGGCGAAATCAAGACCACTGGTGGTGAAAATAATAGCATCGGGTCTTATATCTTTGCTAACGAACCATTCACTACTACTCAGGGCACATTCATCTTTGATATCCCTTCTGGTTTGGATGCACGATTCAAAGTATATGGTCAGGAAGACTTTACCGTAAGAATTGATGACACTGCTCCTGCAGGATCTCCTTATATCATTGGTAGTGTAATCACTCCCGATGAGGATCAAGTCACCTATAATGCCGATAGGTCCCAATTGACCATCAGTGGTCTTACTGCTGTCACCGAAATTACTCTTATCACTAATCTTGATAAGATTCTCCAACTAACTGCTGTTAATGCAACTGATAGAATTTTCTATAAGACTGCAAGAGCACATAAATTGCAGTCTGGCGACAATCTCTTCATCTCTGGCAACAGTGCTGACGAATTTAATGGATCGTTTGCAGTTGATGAAGTAATTAGCACTAGAGAGTTTACTACTCGTCTTAGAGCAACTGCAGTGGGCGACCCCGATGCTGCATCTAGTATTGATATCTTTGTAAAACATCCTGTCATTCAGATGTTCTACAACCATAAGTATCAGTTTATGCTTGGGGATCCTTCTCTTCAAGGATACTTCATGTCCTTCTCTAAGGATAACCTCTTCAAACTGGAGTATTCGTTTAACTCAATTCAGAGAGTTGGCACCCCTGGTGTTCAGCAAGGTGGAGATCCTGAACCGTATGTTCAGTTGTCGGTGAACTCTGAAGTTACAAATATCTCTTACTATTTTGACCCATCTAGAACGGGTGATGACTCACCTGTAAATCCTGGAACTTATCTTGATGTTATTCCCACTCCCTACACTGGTGAGTTTGAAGTCAAATTCCTTGCTGGTGCGACAATTACTTCGGGTGCAAATATCTTCAAGTTCCCCTTGCTCAATGAACCAGAAAGTGTTGCAACTGCATCTAGAGTAGGATACACAACTTCTTCTGTGTCTGCAGTTGGACCTATTGGTGCGATTCGTCTCATCAATGGTGGTGGATTCTATAAGAAGCTTCCAATCGTATCTAATATTGTTTCCAATCGTAGAATTGAAAGAGTTGCTATCAATGAACCTGGAACTGAATATGCCGTAGGTGAATACACGGGTGTGTCAATTAGTGGTGATGGTGAAGGTGGTAAAGTCAATATTACCGTACAAGATGGAACGGATGAAGATGGTAACACCATTCCTGGTCAGATCACCGAGGTGATCGTAACTGATCCTGGTAAGAACTACACTACTGCAACGATTGATATTGAATCCATCCCTGGTATTCTTGGACCCAGCCTTGCTGGTTCTGGTGCAGAATTGGAAGTTGTTATTCCTCCGAATGGATCTGGTGCTTCTATCTTTGTTAAGGCAAATCAGATTGGTAAGATTAAGAAACTGAAGAATAATAACTTCGGTTTTGACTATACTCACGACTATACCCTGCGTCCTGAAATTACGTTCCCTGTTAATGTTCAGCTGACTAGCACGAGCATCTTGGACAGCATTACTGTTACTGATCCTGGTTCTGGTTATGCTACTCCTCCTGCAGTTATCATTGAAGGTGGTGGCGGATCTGGTGCTATTGCTGAAGCAACTATTAGAAACGGTCGTATTGATCAGATTGAAGTTAAAGATCCTGGATCGGGATATTCTTCTCAACCCAGTGTCAGTCTCAAGTCTTCGTTCAACTACGTTGTCAACCTTGACTTGAATCTTCTGCAATTCTCCTTCCCTCACGGTATTGTTAATGGTTCTGCGGTTACTCTGCAAGCCGTTGATGCTGGTGATGGTGAAGAACCCGCACTGCCCATCTCCTCCTTCGGCAGACTGTCTGCTGCCACCACTTATTATGCTATTGCTGGTGCGGCAAACTCTTTGGAAGATGATCAGTTGAAGTTGGCACTGACTCCCGATAACGCTGCTATTGGTGACTTCCTGTCATACACTAATGATGGTCAAGGTCGTCAAGTTCTGCTTACTGATTCGTTCGGTGGTGCTGCCGAGGCAAATGTCATCACTGGTCGTTTCCTTGCAGGTGAATACATCTATCAAGGTGATACTCTGGATCAGGCAACCGCTTCTGGTTATGTCTCCGAAAACGATGGTTGGCAGGAAGGTCCCAGAATTCTGAAGATCGTTGATTATACTGGAGATTTTTCTGCTGGTCAGCAAATCACTGGTACTATTTCTAAAGCGTCTGGTACTATTGACAACCTGAGCATCGCTAAAGGTGTTCTGGAAGTTGGTGCTATTACCACTACTCCTGGTAGATTCATTGATGACGTTGGCAAACCATCCGAAATTATCCAAAGAATCCAAGACTCCTACTTCTATCAAGACTTCTCCTACAGTGTTAGAACCCCTGTTGCTATCTCTGATTGGAGAGACATCCTTACTACTAACGTCCACCCCGCTGGATTCAAGGTATTTGGAGAACTTGGATTGATTGAATCTGGTACGATTGAAAATAAAACCACTGCATTTGAACTTACCAAGTCGGTTAACCTGGCAGAATCTGCAATTGTTCCGAATCTGCAAAACTATACCCTGGTTGAACCCGTCTACACTGATTTTGATAACACTGAGGTTCGTTTCCGTCAAAAGGATCTGACTTCCTCCGAGCAGATTTTGACTTCTACTGTTCAGAAGATCAATGACATCTCTCAACTGTTTGACGGTGAAAGAATTTCATTCCCTCTGACTGTACAGAACTTGGATGATGAAGGTAACACTGTTACTGAACCCGTTATCGCTAACGCTAACCAGTTGATTATCACTCTCAATGGTATCGTTCAGTCTCCTGGAGAAGCATTTGAGGTTCAAGGATCCGATATCGTCTTTAGTGATCCCCCGCAACCACCTGCAAATGTTCAGTATGCAACGGTAACTCTTCAGTTCAGAGATATCAAGAGAATGCAACTTAGCAATATCTCGGGTATCTTCCCTCTGATTGGCGGTAGAATTAGAGGTATTGTTTCCGATGTCAACGCTACTGTTGTTGCTGTAGGAACAACAACCATTGACTTCTACTACGACAATAATACTGATGCATTCCAACTTACTGAGACAATCTTTAGTAGTGCAACTGGTTTCCAAGCGACTCTTGATAGCATCACCGATGTTAACAGACAAAATCTGTTCAACTTCAAGGAAGACATTCAAAACCTTAGAGGAGATCAGGCAACTGTTGAGCAGGTAAACTTGGAAGGTAACAATGGTCAACCTATTGCCAACATTCCTGGTGGCATGAGTGCAACTCAAGGTGCATTTGACGTTGATAATGTTGCTGACGTTGAACTGAATAAGACTTATCAGGTTGATTCTGAAAGAATGGTTGTCACTGATATTAGTGGCAATACTTTGACAGTTCAGCGTGCTGCTGATGGAACTACTGCTGTTGGTCACCAAACCAATAGCGTTCTCTACGGCACTGAGATTGAAGTTGGAAACACTCTGGTTCTCAGTAAAACTGCTGGTACTTATCAATCTACTCCTGGTCTCTTTGATATTGTTATTGGGGACATCATTATCGGTCAACAAAGTGGAATCGTTGCTACTGTTACTGGTATTCAGTCCTATAGAGATCCTGTTACCAACCAGGCGAATAACCAAGTTATCATCTCCGAAGGTTCTTCGTTCTTTGGTCTGGTATTCAACAGAATCACCAGTATTGACTTCCAGAACGTTGTTCTTGACAACATTTCACAAACTCAACTGCAAGTTGGTGATCTCAACGACACTACTATTGAATTTAGTGGCAGGTTCCCCAATTCGGAACAGGTTACCAACCTTATTCTTGAGTACGACAGCGCAAGTGGTGCTCTTGAAGTTGATGAGCAAATTAGAAACAATATTATCAACTACTCCTCTTTGGTTGGCGATCTTACTGATGGAGAAACTGTAAGAGTTTATAAACTCGCTTACGAAAACCCTGCAATTGCTGCTGATGGTTTGATTCTGTCTGGAGACATTATTCGTACTGAAAATGCTACTGCTCAAGTCATCGGTACTAACTACGCTCGTGGTTATCTGTATCTGGGTAAGGTTGCTCGTCGTGCTACTGATCTTCATGTCCCTGTCGCTGGAAATGGTGCTATCGCATCCACTCTGCAGAAAAAGTTTGGTAACGCATCTCTCTATTTGAATGGAACTGCATATGTAACCATTCCTAGCAATGCTGAGTTTGCATTTGGATCTAACAATTTTGCAATTGAATCGTGGATCTATGCTAACTCTGCATCTTTGACTGGTACTGCTACCCTGTTTGACTTCCGCGAAGCAGCAACTGAAGTTGCAATCCGAGTCTATCTTGAGAATGGTCAACTGCGATACAACGTTAATGGATCCGATCTTGCCAATTCTGGTGCAACAGTCGTTGCTCAGGATACCTGGACTAGCATTGCAGTAACTAGAAACAACAACACTGTCAGACTCTTTATTGATGGTGCTCAAGTTGGTTCCGCAAGTGATTCTCAAACGCACGTCACCAAACCCATTAAGATTGGTGCTGACTGGCAGAATAGCAATGCCTTCACTGGTTATATGGACGAAGTTCGTATCTCCAGTGATGAGCGTTACACTGCAGCATACACTCCTGCAACTGGTATGTTCCAAGGTGATGCAGAAACACTATTACTTCTCCACTTTGATGGAGAGAACCTTTCTACTGACTTCCAAGATTGGTCTGGTGTACCTACTTGGAATGAGGGTGACGAGTTCATTAACGGTGAAATTGGATTTAGATTCTACGATGCTTCTAATGAAATTCTGACCAACCGCTCTTTGATTGCGAACGAAGCAGTCTATCAAATGGATCGTCAGTATCCTTATCTGCATATTCCTCTCGGTGATGAAAACATTGCAATCACTTATGGTGGCAATTTCTATGATGCAATCATTGATAATCTTGATTTCATTGCTGAGGAAGCACAGGAAAGAGCAGGTGATCCTCAAGCTTCTGTTGCTGAGATTAAGAATGTTATCCGTAACGTTGGATACAACCTTAAGTTTGGCGAAAATAGCAAGGTCTGGGATGTTGCAGAACTCTTTGGGATTGGCACTTTGACCAATGCTACCGTTGCTGCTCTAAATGAAGCGAGAGATATTACTCAAGATGTAATTAACAATACTACGGTAACCGTTAGCGGTACTCATGGTTTGACTCAAGTTAGCACGGTAGATGTTCCATTCTTGTTTGGTGGTTATACCGATGCAGTGAACAGAATCACCGCTTTGGTTAAGATTGTAACCGATACAATTCAAGATCCTAGTGGTGCCAATACCGTTACTTATTCTAGTTCTGTTTCTGCAGTAGAAAGAGTAAGTCCTGGTTATGCCAAGTGTCTTAGAGATGCTGGTTACTGGATTGATGCCATCGCCAAAGACCTTAGAAATACTGGCAACAGTTCTTCCTGGGATACTGCAGCATATTATGTTGATCGTAGCGATGTAAACAACGTTACTATCAATCACCTGATTGGTGAGGAAGCAGAGACCGTCTGGGCAATTGATAAAGTACGCGACTTCGCCATTGAGGTTATGCGCGGTAACCTGATCAATATTACTGGTCCTCATGGATTTACCCAAGTTGTAGATGAAACTATTACTCGCGACCCTGCAGGAACTCCTTACTGTGTTGACGTTGCAAGCGCCATCACCACTTATGCCGACATCATTTCGGATACTATTGAACAGGCAAATCTCCCAACTCCCGTTGACCACCTCGGTACTGTAACCAGAACCGCTCCATCCTCTTTGTATGGCGCTGGTGTTGTTGACTCGGTTCTCGTCAGTGAGTTTACTTGTGATGAAGAATTCCCTGATGATGACCTGTTTGTTGCCACTCAAATTTGGCCAGACACTCAAAATAGATTCAAAGATGCTGCAACTCTGATCCGTGCTAACGCTGGTATTATTGTTGATGAAGCAGCAGGCGACATGCTCGCTCTCTATCCTTTCCTCAACCAGGATATGCCTAGAAACGCTGGCGGCGCTTCTACTCTTGGCACCTTGCGTTGTAAGACTGACTTGACTTTGATCCTTGATACCATTGCCTCCGACATTGAGCATGGTGGAACTGGTAACGTTGTTACTGGATTTAAGTTCTACATCGGTCCTGACGGTGAAATTCAGCACATCCGCTTACAACTTCTGCAGTCTCTCTATGCACATGAACGCCTTGCATACTATGCAAAAGCAGCAATTGATGGTACTCTGGTCACTCAATATTCGGATCGTGTTGTAATTCCTCCTGCAGGTATCACCAATGATCCTGGTGGATGTCAGAATGTCAAAGATGCTATTGACAGCTTGGTTGATCTTATCAATGAGAGTCTTGCTCCTACTGGAGATAGATTCCGTGATGCTGGAAACTTGCTCATCTTTAACAAGGACTATATTGCTGAAGAAGCAGTTGGTTTGATGCAGGAAGAGTTTAGTTATGTGAATGCTGGTGGTATTACAATCAAGACCTTCAACTATGTTGGTGGTGATATTGATGGTAAGGCAAAGTGTGTCAGAGACATGACTGAAATTATCAAGTCTCTTATCTCAGACCTTCTGGTTGGTGGCAACTACAGCACTGTTGAAGCTGCCAAATTGTATCTCAGCCCAGCCAATCAAGTTAAATTTGTTGAGGATCAAATTGCTCCTACTGTAGAGGCAATTAAGAACGTTGGATTCCTCGCTAAGAAGGCGATCAACAACCTACTTCAAAATCTTGGAGATGGCCAGAATGGTCCCGAATACTACGTTCCAAGATTTACCCTGAGAAATGCATATACTGATGACACTATCACTGATAGTGGAGATGATGGTGATGTTGGCAATTATGGCACTAGGGATTGTGTCAATGTAAGAGAAGCAATTGATACTCTCATTGAGACTCTTATTGAGACTCTTGCTCCTGGTGGTATTCAGGCTCGTTCTGCCGATCAGCAAATCAGATTTGGTAGAGAATATCTGGATTCTGAACTGAAGCAAATCGTAATCGGTGACTGGGGTGATGTGTGGAAGGATCCTGCTCTAACTTGGAGTTCGGGTACTAACTATGAACTTGGTGCATATATTCAATATAATGGCAATGTTTATGTTGCCGAAAGTGCCCTGGGTCCCGCACTGCCTGGTCCAGGTGGAACTATTGTCTACAAGGCAGGTAGCGAACCTCCTGTTCACACCTCGGGTATTGTTGATGATGCAACTGTTCTTGAAGCAGATCCTATTGAAAACCGAAATCTAATTACTTCTGATGACGTTGATCCTGTTGGCATCAATTGGGAGTTTGTTGAATTCCAGAAGGATTACTTCCTGGATCAAGTAATTGCTGACGCTCTGTATGATAGCATCACTACTCCTGATATAGTTTCTGCTCCATATCAAGTTGAAAATGCAACTTACGATCCTGCAACTGGCGATTTTGTTATCACGATCAAAGATCATTCTCTGACTCCTGGTAGTGATACTATTAGACTCTCCGACAATTCGTTCACATTCACCTGTTCTTCGGATAATTACAACACTTACCTGACCCATCCTCGTCCCCACGACCCTGCATATAGACAAGATCTTGCGATCACTTCGGCCACTACCGATACTATTACTGTTAACGTTGGTGCATCTCCCTTTGTCTACTACACTCCTACAAATGCAACTTACGATGGAACTACTGGTGAATTTGTAATTACAATTGGTGCCCACGACATCACTGAGGGAACTGGTATTCAACTTGCCGATAACTCGTTCACCTTCACTTGCGCTCAGGATAGCAACGCAACACAGCACACCTATCCTCGTCCTGGAAGCGATCCTTTCGCTGGAACTAATATTATTGTTACCGAAGTTGGTTATACCAATTACGATGTTGAGAACGCCACTTATGATCCCACCACTGGAATATCGGTGTTGACTGTTATCGGTCACCCGTTCGGTTCTGGTGATAAGATTCGTCTTCTGGATGAGAGTCTGGTATTCACTTGTAGTTTGGATAATAATGAAACCGAACATGCATACCCCAGACCTTCCGATCCTGCAAGTCAGCAATGGTTGACTGTTAGCAATGTCAATGGCGATCAGTTTGAAATTAACGTTGGCACTTCTACCGATACTTCTACTCACCAATTTGTTTATGCTCTCACTAATGCTTTGCAGCATCAAGATGGCACCATTACAATGAATGTTGGTGGATATGATAATGCGACTGCACATACTTTTGTAAGTGCTTCTACTAATGCCGTTATTACTGGTGGTGCATACACCCATCGCTTCATCTCTGCAACTGCAACTGCTGTTCAGGGACCTGTTCGCCTGAATGGATTTAGCAACGTTGCTGCTATTGACAGTCTGCGTTTGCTGCCTTCTCCAGTAACAGGAGAACTTGCCAATGTTAATATCTTCCCATCTCCCGAAAGGGAGCAGTTCGGTGCTGGTGGATGGACTATCACTGGTGGTACTATTACTGCCGATGCGACTACGGGTCCTGATGGTACTCTGACCGCAGACAAGTATATTCCTGGTAACAATACTTCTTTCAAAGTTGTGGAAAGAACTTACACGCTTCCTTCCTATGACACCTTTGATGATAGCACTATCACCTTTGATGATACCAATAATACCTTTGACGAGGGCGACTCCAATTCCTTCCAAGAGTACACTTGGTCTTGTTTTGTTAAGCAAGGTGAATATTACAAGTTCCGTCACAGCATTGCCTGGAGTGCTAACGATAAGGCAGAATTCACTTGGGACGCTGTAACTGGTGCTGTTGGTCCTTCGCTGTTTATCTCTGGTAACGTTGTTGTTGGTGATGGACTCACCTCTAGCAGCACCTTTGCCGAGTCTGAAGCTAAGAAGGGTATCTCCTGGGGTGTCAAACCCTATGGTTTCGGTTGGTTCCGTCCTTTCATCACAATTCGCGTTCCCTTCGGTATCTCACAACTTGAGATCAAAGAATACATGCTGAATAACACTGGTACTCTTTCGGGTACTGGTTCTGAAGGTAATGGCACCAACGGTTCTTACATCTGGGGTGCCGAACTCAATAAGGGCGGACTTGGAATTTACACTGCCAACAGCGGCGAGAAATTCTATGTTTCCGATGAATATAATATTAAGAAGTTTATTATTGATAGAGCTGAGGACTTCATTGAGGCACAACTCAATGGCACTCATGTCAATCCTGCTCCTGAGTCTGGCGCGGTTCCTTACTATGATCCGCAACTGAATGATCGTTATGATGTTGCTGAGGTTATGCTCAGACTCACTAATACATTTGATCTGTATAGAGAGCAACTAAAAGATACCAACTATTATGTTGATCTTGATACTGTAGTTGGTATTACAATTCCCGCTCAGACTTATGTTGCTGGCGGATCTAGAAATATTCCTGTTCCTATCAGTAAGGAACTGGTAGGATCCGACTTCTTCTACGGTCTGTCTTCGGATTCCTATGGTGAGGTTGAAAAGATTACCTTTAGTGAGGCAACTATTGCTAAGATCTATCAGAGATTTAAGTTTGATCCAGATCAAGTCGTTCTCGGCACTGCATCTAATGACTTCAAACTTGGTGAGTCTATTCAGACTACTGGAAATGCAGCGAATACTGGAACCATCTACGGATTCCATGAGGATGAAAACTTCCGTTATATGGATGTTATCATTACCGCTGGTAGTTTTGCAATTAACGATTCTATCACGGGCGCTCTTAACGGCACCCTAATCCAAGGTGGCATCAACTTGGTGGGTTCCTTCACAAACCTCACTAACGCTGGTGCTGATCCCAACAGAGTCCAAGGTTCCTATACTGTCACGGCAACTGGTGGAACTGGCAACCCTCAAGCGACGTTTGATGTATCGGTTGATGATACTGGTGCAGCAAACGTAACTATCGCTACGGGTGGTGCTGGATATACCATCGGTGACGTTCTTACCCTGCAAGATGTAAACCTGGGCAATGGTGGTGGTGCTAACATCACTCTGGAAGTCCAGACTCTCACCAATGCAGGCATTCAGGAGATCACTAACAGACTGCAAGTCATTGACCTCCAGAATACAGTTGGATTTACTAGTGGGTATTCCTTCAAAGGATATACTTCTGGGGAAACTGCAATCACCTCTAACTTCATTGAGAACTCTGGTGCAGTTACAAATAACCTTGGCGGTAAACTAACCATTGATACCGAAAGCATCAGTGGATCTTTTGAAACTACTTCTGTCATCTATCCGTTCCAGACTAGAGTCTTCCTGGATATGATTACGCACCCGTTGATCCCAGTATCTCTGGATGTTGGTGACAAGGTTGTTGCAACTGGATATACTCGCTTGGGTGTCTCTATAGGATCTCAATATGCCGATCAAGACTTTGCTGTTGGGCAATTTGTTTACCAGGCAAACAATAATCTCTCTCAGATTTTTGAAGGTGCATACGGTTATGTGACTGGATGGGATAGTGATAATAACTACCTGTACGTCTCTCCGATTGGTAATTCTGTATTCCAGAACGGTCAGTTCATTGCACAGTATCCTATCGGCAACACGTCTCAACCCACCATCTACGCTACGGTATCCACTACAATTACTAGCAATACCACTGCGTACGGTACGGTCACCCGTATTGATGCTCTGGGTCTTTCTAAGAGAGTTTACTTGGGTGATGTTGTTGGCACCTTTACGGGCAATGACACTGTTATTTCTGACGCTGGATTCAAGGCAGCATCTTATGAAAAGGTAGATGTTGTTGGTAGAACTAATCGCTGGTTCGTTGGTTTTGATGGAGTACAAACTTCCTTCAAACTTACCGAACAAAACGGTACGCCATACTTCCCCGATCCTGAAGGTCATATGATGATCTTTGTTAATGGTATTCTGCAACCTCCTGGCGCAGGCGGTTCCTATAGTGCCTTCTCGGATGTTATCCAGTTCAACGAAGCACCTACGCTTGGTTCTTCCTTCACTGGTTTCTATCTTGGTAAGATGCGTCAGTTGGATGATATCAGCTTTGAGTTTGACTCCTTGCGTTCGTCCTTCAACCTCAAGCGTTCTGGTACATTCTACTCGCTCGCGCTCACGGAAGGTGTTCAGTCTACCGAGTCCATCATCGCAGATAATAACATCATTATCTCGCTCAATGGTGTTATTCAGGAACCTGGAATTGGTTTTGAACTGGTTGGTTCTCGTGTCGTCTTCAAGGAAGTTCCTCGTGTTGGATCAACGTTCGTTGGTTTCGCATACATCGGTTCTGACGCTGACGTTACGAGATCGGTTGTCGTACCCCCGATTGAGGCAGGAGACCTCCTTGACATCCAAGGTGAGACGGTAGACAGAGAAGTCGCTGTTATTGAATCTGCAAATACTCTGGTTACATTTGAATACATCGGTTCCGTATTTGGACGCGATGCTGAAGCAACTGCAAACCTGCTGAAAGGTAGAGTTGACTCGGTACAGGTCACCAATCCTGGTTCTGGATACACTGGTCGCCCGATTGTTCGTGTTGACTCTTCCTCGGGTCTTGATGCTAACGTCAAGGCGCTGGTTGGCGTCTCGCGTGTAGATACCACCAACTCTGGTAGTGGTTATGCTTACCCCGAAATTGATGTTCTTACGGTCGTTGCTGATGATTATACCCCACCAAATCTCGCAGATTATGGTCAGGAAGCTCTGTACACCGTAGAGGTTGTTGATGAGGATCTGATTAGTGTAACGCCTGAGAATCTGGATGACTTCAACAGTGGAGACATTCTTGGTCAGGGCACTTCAGATCCAACTGAGACTCCCACAGAACTCGCAGACTTCTCCACGAATGGAACTTACAATGTCGCTAACATCTGGACGAGTGGTTCCTAAATATTAGAAAGGTATACAGTAAAGATGCCACAGTCAAATACAACAGCAGTATTGGAAGATGGGGTGCTGACGGTTACTACCGATCAGCGTCCCGAACCAGCTCTTTTTGGAGATCCGTTGGGTTCTGGGAATTTTCCCAATAATCCAAATACGGTATCTGCTCAGGAGGGAGAGTTCGTATTTACTCTGAGGGGAGGAACTAATACTTCTAATCCTCAGGCAACAACTCTCGGTGCTCAGGGTATTGCTCTAAATGGAGTTGTATTATTCAATCCTTCCGCTGGTCCTGGTCCTCTGCCAGGTCGGACTGTTGCACCTGCAAATGGATTCAATTGGAATGCAGTTTTTAATGAGTCTGTTTACGGTGTAGATGCATGTGGTGGACACGCTGAGCAAAATGGTGAATATCATTATCACTCTGGTTCCTTTTTGGTAAACTGCTGGGGCAATTCTTTGATCCAGTCAAATGAATATTTTAGTTCCTCTAATTTTGAGGGGAACTACTTTAGACATCCTGACGGACACTCAAAAATTATAGGATTCTGTTTTGATGGATACCCCATCTATGGTCCATTTGGATATAGTGCGGGTGAAGATAATACTAGTGGAACCAAACGTGTTAGATCCTCATATAGACTACTTACAAGTCCTCGTGATGGCAGAACTTTCAGCTACAGTCAATATGCTGCTGGCAGTTTTGTGCAAGACTATGAATATGTGAACGGTCTTGGTGACCTGGATGAATATAATGGTAGATATTGTGTGACCCCAGAGTATCCTGACGGCACATTTGCATACTTCATCACTCTTGACGAGGAAAACGAACCAGTATACCCATATATTTTTGGTCCACAAACGAAACAACAACGTCAATGGCCTCCCGAAGATTATGAGGGTGATGATCACAGTGGTCCTGTTGGTCCTCTTAGTGCTGAAGACATTCTGAGAATCACTAAGCAGTGGAGTCAAGCGTCATTTAATTATGACTCTGTTGTAAGTATGCCTGCGACTCCGCCGCCTGGATCTCCTGCACTTCCATCTAGACTTCCCGTCACTATCCTACTTCATGGATCTGGTGGCAATGGAAATGGATTGATTAGTGTGTGGAGAGACAGACTTCCTGGTGATATATTGGTCGCACCAACTGGATATCTTAACAAATGGAATATCATTGATGAAAGTAAAGCACCAGATATTGAGTATCTGACCCAATTGATAAGAAATCTCAGACAGTATAGTAACGTTGCTCCAGATAAATTTAGAATACTTGGTATTTCTAATGGTGGCGCTCTGGCACTGAGAGCATTGTTAGAACTTCCTGATGCTGGATTGGAAACAGTTGTCTGTGTTGTGTCAAGTCTCCATAATCAACAGTATAGAGACGGTGCATTTTACCGACCAAGTGATCATGAAAATACGGGATCTGCCAATGAAAATTCAGGTTATACCGTAGAATTTACTCCTCCTACTGGTAGAAAGTGTTTGTTAGTACAAAATACTAACGATTCTGTTATTCCTTATGCTGGAGGTAGTAGTGCTGGTGTTCCAAATACCGTATTTTATGCCGCTCAGTTCTCTGCCTGGGCACTAGCAAAATCTCAGGGATACACTGGGAATCAACTAGGAGAATTGCAGGGAGAGTACATGGATGATTATTCAAACGTGTATCTCTACAAATATCTTGCTAATGCTGTTGTTCATGCTAGAAGTGATGCTGGACATGATACCAACGAAGGTCTGAACGTTTTGATACGTCAGTACATTGAGAGTGGTGGTCTCAGCGCAGGTTGATTTTAACTCTAATAAATAACTAAAAACCTTGGTCTAATGGCAAAAGAAATTCTGCAACTAGGTAATGCTGCCAACGACGGAACGGGTGACTCCCTCCGAGCGGGTGGCACCAAAGTCAATGCAAACTTCACCGAGTTGTATGATGCCCTCGGCGGAACTGCAGGCGCTCAAAATATTCTAGTTAGTACCGCATCCCCAAATGTAGGCGATGCACTGACCTGGAATGGAAGTGCTTTCACTCCTGCCAGACCAACAAATAAAAACCTCTTAGAGGAAAACCTCAACGTTAACGGATTTAACATTGTTTCCTCTAATAATGGTAATATTCTTCTTCAGTCTGATGGTACTGGAGACATCATTTTTAGAAATGGATCTAACGGCACCGATACAATCATTGATGGTGCTGACGGATTCTTCAAGTGGAATGCACCATATACGAGTGCATCCGATCTTCCAGTATTCAGCACTTACGTTGGCATGTTTGCCTATGTTGCTGATGTAAGTAAAGCATACTACTCAAACGGAACTGCCTGGGTCAACCTGATTGACACCGAAACTGGCAGAATCCAAGATCTTTCAAACGTTCAAGATACGAATTACACTGACGGTCAAGTTCCTACCTGGAATGCTGTCAACGGTCGCTTTGAACCTGGCACTGGTGGTGGTGCTGGTGGTGGTAATATCTTCGCTACCTTCAATGCTGACACAGGTTCTACCACCGCTCTGGGCGCTACTGACACGCTGACTGTTACTGGTGGAACTGACATCTCAACCACGATTAGTGGAGATACCCTTACCATTGCCTACACTGGTGGTGGAGGATTTTCATTTACTGGAACTCCTGCTGAGGGTGATACTCTTTATTATGATGGGAACAACTGGGTTCCCGTTAGTTCGCCTGCGATGAAATGGACTCTTGGTACAGATGGAACTAACTCTCACTATACTTTCAGTGGTCCTGGTTTCAGTGGTGCTATCAATGATCCTCCTCTGTATCTGCATAGGGGTCATACTTACATCTTTAATAATTCTGCACTATACACCGTCCACCCATTTGAAATTCGTCAGTCTTCTGGTGGTTCTGCCTATACCGCTGGTGTCACGAATGATGGGGCAGGAAGAACTACTTTCGTAGTTCCCATGGATGCACCTGCTACTCTTTATTATCAATGCACTGTTCATGGTGCAATGGGCAATCAGATCGTAATCGTATCGTAATAATAAATGGCAAGGACAGTACCTGGAAGCGGAGCAGTAATCAAACCCCTGTTCAATAAGGAGTTTGGTGTATCTAGTGTTGTCGTTTTGGAGAATGGATCTGGATACGATCCTGCAGATCCTCCTCAACTAGAGGTAGACAACTGCGGCACACCCGAAATACCTGCACTCTTATACCCAATCATTGAGAGTGGTAAGATTACTCACGTCAGAGTCTTGGTCTCTGGTAAGGGATATGACCCTTTAAGAATCAACATTACGGCAAATCAGGATGACAATAAAGTCATCAATACTTTTGATGTAAGATCTATTCTTACTAGTGTATCAGTTTCCATTACAACGGGTGCATTTGATGGGGATCGCTTGATCCTGAGAACTAACAATATTCCTGACCCTGCTATAACTGGTTCATTTCCCAGTGCATTTAACAATAACAACATTTATGCCTCAAATTACAATCATGTGATTGTATATCGTGGTGGTAAAGATATTCCCAAATTAAATAATGATGAGCGTAGGTCAGAACAAGTTGGTATCTTAGCCAATGGTTCTCCTCTGTTTTCACCTGATGCTGGCACTGATGGGGTTCCTCCAGTTGGATTCCATTACAATGCTGTAAAAACTAATTTTTATGATCATGATGCCTATCATGGGTATCCAACTAATGAAAATCTTTATGTGTTTCAAGATTCTGAGATAATTGATTCTTTTTCTCAGGGTCTTTTTAATATTAAATCTTATTTCTCAACTTCCAATTTTAGTGGAGATAAGTCTCGTCATACTAATGGTCACAGTAAAGTCCTTGGAATATCTTATGATGGATATCCAATCTACGGTCCTTACGGTTACACATCTCCTCTTGATGACCAGTCTGCGGTAAAGAGAATTGAGACTGGATATCGGTTAAGAACTGGTGTTGAGATTGATGGTAATCGTGCCACGATCAATACACCAGCAGCCGCAACCTACACAATTACTGTGCAGGAAGTAGATGGAGTCAACAAATATATTGTTAATGGTGGTTCATTTACAAACGCAGTTGCTCCTGTACTTCTGCTGAATCGTGGAGACACGATCACATTCAATCAAGATGATGCTTCCAATCAACAGCATCCTATCTTACTCAGCGATGTAATCGGAGATAGTGCTGGACAGGCGTGGCACGCTACTGGCAGAACTCCACAGGACAGAGACGATCTATATGAAAGAGGAGTAACATATTTCCTAAATGGAAGTGCAGTATCATATGCAGATTACATTTCTGGATTTGGAGCAGCAACTACTCGTTCTCTGCAAATTGTAATTCCTGATTATTCACCTGCAAACTTTAGTTATTTTTGCTACTATCACCCGTTAATGGGAAATAAGTCCAACAACCTTGGACACACTGCAGGAACTTTCATTGAAGATTATATCTATGATTCCAATGTTGGCGATCTTGACGAATATAACGGTAGGTATTGTGTAACTCCAGAGTATCCCAATGGAACTTACGCATACTTCCTAACTACAGATGCATCTGGAGATCCAGAATATCCGTATTGTATCGGAGAATATTATTATAGTTCGGTAGTTAGATATGGTGAACAACCACCTGCAGCAAATCTTGAGGTCCCTCAAGGTGCTAGAGCAGAAGTAATTCTTAGCGAATCCAATCCTGGAGAGGTTGAGTACGTTAAGATGATTGCTGGTGGTGATGGATATTTTGGAACTGCCCGAGCAGATATTCTCGGTGGTGAAGGATCTGGTGCAACAGCAGTCCCAGTAACTCAGTCAATCAGTGGTTTGTCCCTGGTTTCCCCTGGTAGATCTTACATCACTCCACCTACACTATTCTTCCAAGGTGGTGGTGGACAAGGTGCTGAAGGTGTTGCTAACATTGACACTTCAGGCATTCTTACCGACATTTCCATTGCAAATCCTGGTAGATTCTATCAGGAACCACCATATATTTTGATCACTGGTGGCGGTGGTGTTGGCGCAAAGGCAACGGCTAGAATTTCTCAAGGCGAAGTTGTCGGTATTGATGTTACTGATCCTGGTAGAGGATACACTTCTCCACCAAATATCATCTTCACAAAACTGGTAAACGTAAAGAGAAAAGTTAGGAATCGTCAGTCATTTAATTCGGCATCTTTTTACATCACTGCACTTGAGAAGTCTCTCAACACCAGTGATGATGAAGTAATTGTACAATCAACTGATGCATTCCCTGGTTCTGGTACGTTTATTCTGGGAAAAGAGATTATTGAATACACCAGTAAGAACGCGAAAAAGTTCTTAGGGTGTACTCGTGGAACTAACTTTAGATATGACCAGCGCGTTATTGTTGATGGCATCCAGAACGTTAATGGCGTGTCTACTTACGAATTCAATGTAGGAGACAGACTTGTTCGTAGAATTGAAAATGCATCCAACAAAATTGCAAAAGTATATGATTGGAATCCCAATACTAGAGAACTGTTTGTAATCTTTGAGATTGATGAACTTGCTTTCATTGATGCTGGTATTCCCTCTACTTCAGATAGAACGGTCGCATTTGACGCTGGAACTCAATCATCTTCAAACGCACTTCAATTGCCACATGTTATTATTGATTCTATCGGTAATGACATTGTAGTTTATCAGTTGACTCTAACCGACAAAGCATTTGAAGATGATGATGAGTTGGATGGCGCTGGTGATGGAATTCCAGATGTTGTAAATACTGGAACTGATTTTGAAAATCAGATCAATCTTGATGGTGGAATTCCTTCATCCAAATATGGTATTGAAGAGACTCAAGGTGGACAAAATACTACTCTGTTCTCTATCGGTGATCAGGTCAAGGATGCATCCATTCCATTTAAGTTTGCAACTATTGAATCTGCAGGTGCTTTGGGTGATGGCGTTGAACATACTTCCAGACTCAAATTGAAGTTTTTGAGTACGGATAACAACGCAACTAATTTTGTTGTTGGCGAGACTGTAACTGGTCAAAACTCTGGTATTCAGGCAACAGTTGAATCCTGGGATCTAGCAAATAAAACTCTGACTGTAATTAACCCACAACCATACTTTACAAATAACGTCAACCTCGGTATAAATGGATATTTTTATGAGTTCTCTGAGAAATCCACAGTAGTACAGATTCGTGTAGTTGATCCTGGTCTTGACTATACTGGTATTCCAACAATTACTGTTGAGAATAGTGGGGAACTTCAGGCGACTGGTACAGTTACGATGACTGGAGATGGTGACCAAGTTTCATCTATCACCGTAACTAGTGGTGGATATGGATATGAAAAGACCATCACTGCTGGTACTCTTCACCCGACCGTCACCTTTACAAATGCTAATGGAGACACTACTGGTAATGGTGCAGTTGCTGAAGTCATTCTTGGGGGTGAAAAAGTCAGTGGTGCAGGTGGAGCATCGTGGAGAATTCAAAGTATTGAGTATGACACTTTGATCCGCGACGAATAAAGTTTCAAAAGTACGATAAATAACAAAGAGGAACTACCTTAGGCAATGGCAGCACTACTTACTGACCAGTTCAGGATCTTTACGGCACAGAAATTCATCAAATCTCTAGAGGGTCCAAACCCTTTGGATAGTGATGTGGTTGCTGGCGACGATAGAGATCGTCTGTATATCTTTATTGGTCGCCCCCAGGAATGGGACAACGAAAACTCTCCGCCGCAAGCGGTTGACTCGTTTGACGAGTTCTCTGATGCTTACGATGACATGATGTCTCTGAAGCGTGTTCTTGCTGCCGACACGATTCAGGTCGTCCGTCGTATTGACTGGATTCCCCCCGAACAAACCACTGGTGGTTTGGGTTTCACTTATGACATGTATCGTCATGACTATTCTCCCACGAATACGGCGTCTTCTGGTGCGACTAAACTCTACGATTCAGATTTCTACGTCGTCAATTCAAACTATCAAGTATACAAGTGCATCTATAACGGCACTTCTCCTGCTGACCCTAACGGTAAGCCTTCTACTATTGAACCCACTGGTACTTCTACATCCATTATTACCACTTCCGATGGTTATAGGTGGAAGTATATGTATACTATTCCTGTTGCACAGGTTCTGAAGTTCTTCTCTGCTGACTACATGCCCGTATTCAGTGATGCTTCGGTATCTTCTAACGCTGTTGCTGGTGAGATTGATAGTGTAGTTATTACTTCCTCGGGTTCTGGTTATAATAATGGTACATATGATAACGTTGCAATCAATGGCGACGGTGCTGGTGGTCGCGTATCTATTGTCGTTGACGGTGGTCGTGTTATCTCCGCAACGGTGACCTCTGGTGGTACTGGATACTCCTTCGGTAAAGTTACCGTTGATGCTGTATCTGGTATCGGTACTGGTGCAGGTGGACAAATTGATGTCATCATTCCTCCTCCTGGTGGTCATGGCAAAGATCCCGTTGTAGAAATGGGTGCATATCGTGTCATGATTAACGCCAAACTTTCCTACGATGAAGGTGCTGGCGACTTCCCGATTGATAACGACTATCGTCGTATTGGTCTGGTAACTAACCCGCTCAAGTTTGGTACTTCCGAACTTCTTTCAGATTTGACCCTATCTGCCTCTAAGGCAGTTATTTTCCCAACAACTTTCCAAGGTAACTTTATCCCTGACGAGACTATCACCCAAACTCGTATTATCGGTGGTCAGTCCGTTACCGCAACTGGTAAAGTTGTTTCATGGAATCCGACAACTAAGGTTCTGAAATATTATCAAAACCGTGTTGACGGTATCTTCCCTGCTGTTACTGGTTCTTTGAATGAATTTGATGGTTCAAATGCCATTCAGGGTGCTTCCTCTGGTGCATCTGGTGACCCAGATGTAAACTTCCCTGCAGTTCCCAATACTTCTTCCAGAACGATCAATAACACTGAGTATGATCTGGGTATGAAGTTTACTGCTGGGTATGCCAAATCCGAGATTGAATCTAATAGTGGCAATGTTATCTACATAGATAATAGAAGGACCATTAGTCGTGCAAACGACCAGATTGAAGACATTAAGATCGTTATTGAATTCTAATTTTTAGTACCAAAGATGCCGCAGAATACTAACCTTAACGTCACGCCGTATTACGACGATTTTGACAAGGATAAGAACTTTTATAAAGTGCTGTTCAGACCTGGATTCCCGATCCAGGCTCGTGAACTCACGACCATGCAATCAATCATGCAAAATCAGATTGAGAGCATGGGTACGCACTTCTTCAAGGAAGGTGCGATGGTCATCCCTGGTCAGATTGGTTATGACTTGAACGTCAATGCCATTCTGCTGCAGCAAAACTTCCTGGGTGCTGATGTTGAACTTTATAGGAAACAGTTAGACGGTAAGATCATTACTGGTGTTACCACAGGTATTAAGGCAAAGGTACTTTATTCTATCTCTTCAGCTAGTAGTGAACGCGGCTATATCACTCTGTATGTGAAGTACATTGATAGTGCTGATGCTACTTCCGAAGAGACTACAAAGAGTTTTAAGGACAACGAACAGTTGTTTGCTGATGGTGACATCACTTTTGGTACTACCTTGATTGAGGAAGGTTCTCCCTTCGCTCAAATGCTTCCCTCAAATGCTACGGCAATTGCATCTTCTGCCTACATCAATGAGGGCGTATATTTTATTCGTGGATATTTTGTTGACGTTCCTTCATCGTATATCATCCTTGATCAATATAGCAATACTCCATCCTACAGAGTTGGTCTAGAGGTTAGTGAATCTATTATTACTTCGGAAGACGATCCTTCTCTTAACGATAACGCTGCTGGTACTAGTAACTATTCGGCTCCTGGCGGACACCGATTTAGGATCAGAACGACTCTGGTAAAGAAGGCAGTTGACGATACTTCAGATAAAAACTTTATTGAACTTCTTCGTATTGTCAACTCTAAGGTTCAGCAGTTTGTTGAGAGAACTGAATACTCTGAACTGGAGAAGACGATGGCTCTCCGTACCTACGAAGAGTCTGGCGACTATGCAGTTGATAGTTTTGATATCAACTTTAGAGAGCACCTGAATGATGGATTTAATGATGGTGTTTATGATCCTGGCGAAGTTTCGGAAGATGGTCAAGTAGCATCTGAGGAATATGTTGCATGTGAGATTTCCCCAGGTAAAGCATATGTAAGGGGTTATCGTATTGAGAATATCGCTCCTAAGTACGTTGATATTCCCAAAGCTAGAGATACTCGTTCCATTCAAAATACTATTATTCCTTTTGAACTGGCGCAGTCTTGTCTGGTAACCAACATCTATGGTTGGCCCAATCTTACTGGTCCTAACCTGACTTATAACTATCAGGTTCTGGAACTGCGTGACAGTTTTAACCCTGCACAAAATGGTCAGACTCAAGGCAATATTATCGGTTTCTGCCGTACTGCACAACTCAGTCATGACCTAACCAATGGCGGTATCGTCAATGGTACTTTAGGAAACATGCTCTACTTCTTTGATGTAGACATGTACACTGTGATTAACACGAGTGCAGACGTTTCAGCATCTTTGCAAGTTGGCGATCTCATTGTAGGTGCCACATCTAATGCTAGAGGTTACATTCGTGAAATCAGTGGCACAACTATCAAACTTTTGGGTGTAAAGGGTAGTTTTAGAGACACTGAGCAAATCAATCTTGATGGCGTAGCTCTGACTTCTATCACCGCCGTATTTAATTACGACTTTATTGACACCAGAATGGTTCTTGGTCGCCAAGATCCCACTTCTCTGACCTCTACTATTATCTTTACTGCAGACCTCCTGCTGAATACTGCTGAAGATATTAGTGGTAAGAACTTTAATGTTGATCTGACTTCGGGTTCTCCTGCAGGTGCTGACGCTCTGCTGTCTGGTTTCACTTCAAACTTCGCTGCCGACCTCCGTCCTGGCGATGTTCTGTCAGTTGGTGTTTCTGATCCTACTGGCACCAATACCTTCCGTGTTACTTCTGTAACTCAAGCAGACATCAATACTACTAGTGCAAACCAAAACAGTGGTACAGATATTATCTTTGGCACTCCTTCTGCACAGACTGTAACTCTGGATGCCAGTAAGACTATTGGTACTGTTGCAGATGGTGACTATACTAGAGTAACTCGTCTCCGTCCCAGAGTATTCCTTAAGGACTATCAGAATGGTAACCTTACCATTGACATGCCCAAGGAATCTATCAAGTCTATCAGTGATGAATCTTTCACGGCGTATAGAACTTACAATGCTCAAACTATCATCAATGGTAGCAGAACTGTAACTCTTGGTGAGAACGAGCAGTTTGAAACTTTCAACAATGACAACTATGTCCTGGTTGTTGAAAACCAGGGATCCAGTGGCAACTATACTACTGGTGAAATCATTGACATGGAAGCTGCCGTAAATGGTGGTATCATTGCAGTTACTTTCGGTGCTGACCGTCAGACCATGACGATCACCTCTCCTGGTGGTGCTGGAACTGGTCTCTATGACGTATCTACCATCAAACTGACTGCTGCCTTCTCTAAGAACGTTGTTCAGAGAAAGGTTAAGACTGCTGCTAAGATGCAGGTTTTGGAAGTTACTAAGACCTCTAACAATACCGATGCTCCTTTGTTTGGTCTAGCATACTCCAGACTGTATGGTACTCGTATTGAAGACCAAGAGATTTCATTCGGTCTGAACGACGTTTATAAGGTCCATGCTGTTTACGAATCTAATGATGATCAAGCAGCAAAGATTCCCTTTGTAACTCTGGTTGAGTCCGCATTCTTTGCAAATGGTACTCTCATCACAGGTAAAACTTCTGGTGCTAGAGCAAGAGTAGTTGATTTTATTTCATCCACTCTTAAACTGTATCATGTAACCTTGGATGGAACATTCCTTGCTGGAGAATTAGTTGAAGGTGTTGATAGTAATGGTGATGCAATCAGCGCATTTATTTCTGATGCTGATGGTGCCATTGAAACTGGTTCAACTGATATCACCGAGCAGTACACTCTGAACCCTGGACAAGACTCATATTACTATGATATTTCTCGTCTTGTTCGCGGTGCCACTTTTAGTGCTCCCAGAAGACGAATTAAGGTAGTCTTTGACTATTTTGTTCATGAAGCATCTGGCGATTATTTCAACGCACAATCTTATGTTGGTGTTGGATATAAAGACATTCCTACCTGGAAACCTGACGGTGGTATTATGTTCCTGAGAGACACCCTGGACTTCCGTCCTGGTGTCAAAGAACTTGCCAATGGTTCTGGTACAGTCAATGCTCCATACTATGTCAATTGTACCACTCTTGACTTCCCGTCTCGCGTTTATGATTCTAGCGCAACTATCTTTGATTTGATGGATGTTAACACAACGTTCCGTTGTGACTTTGATTACTATCTTCCTAGAATTGATAAACTGTTCCTCACTCATGACGGTGACTTCCAACTTGTTAAGGGTAAGTCTGATGAAGAACCTCAGGCACCCGACAAAATGGATGCTGCCATGTTCCTGGCAACTATTGAGCACAAACCGTATAATTACGATCCAGAAAGAGATATCGTTTTCCAAGTTGAGAACAACCGTCGTTACACGATGCGTGACATCGGTAACATTGAAGAGCGTCTGACCAATGTTGAGTATTACACTTCCCTGTCTCTGTTGGAATCTGAGGCACAAAATGCTACTACTTACGATGATGATGGTCTGAACAGATTCAAGAATGGATATGTTGTTGACGACTTTACCGACCACAACGTTGGTGACGTTCTGAACGAAGACTATAAGGCATCTCTTGACTTCCAGAATGGTTATCTGAGACCTTCTCACTACACCAACAACGTTGCTCTTGAGTTTGATCCTCTGACTTCTCAAAATGTCCAGTGGTCTGGTCCAGATCCCGAAGACTTTGAAGAAGCACTGATTGTCACTCTTCCATATACTGAGGTTCAGCAGGTTGAACAACCCTATGCATCTCGTCTAGAAAATGTCAACCCCTTCAACGTATTTACGTTCATTGGTCGTTTGGATCTTCTTCCCGCTTCTGATGACTGGATTGACATTAAGCGTCTTCCTGCTCGTGTTGAAAACGTTGAAGGTGACTTCTCTTCTGTAGCTAGAGACCTAAACGTTGATAAGAATGGTTTTGCCCCGATTCAATGGGGTGCCTGGAAAACTAACTGGACTGGTGAAACTCTGACCAGTAGAAGTAACCATCGTTCTAGCACTAACCTTGGTGGTGGTCGCCGTCTGGGTCGTCTTGGTCACGCTGGTCGTCGTCAAGGTCTGTTCTATCTACACCAACGTCGTACTTATCGTGTAGTTAATAACCAGACTCGTCGTGGTGTAAGAACTCGTGTTATTCCGAAGATTGAGCGTAAGTCTCTCGGTGATACCATTCTTTCTCAAACTGCAATCCCCTGGATCCGTTCCAGAAACATCCGTTACACGATTAACCGTGCTAAGCCTAAGACTCGGTTGTATGCATTCTTTGATAAGAAACCCATCACCAACTATTGCACTCCTAAACTGATTGAACTTGTTAAGAACTCTCAGGAAGATGCTAGAACTAACGAGACTCCGTTTGTTCCTGGTGAGATTGTAAAGGGTCTTAGTTCTGACTGCCGTTTGCGTTGTCTGAAACCAAATAGTGTTTATGACACTAACCCATATACCAGTAACAATGAGGCACTTCCTTCGTCTTATTCTTCTCAGACTCCTATTCTAAACAACAACTCTGCACAACTCGCTAACATTAAAAAACCTCAAATTCGTGGAAACATTCAGGTTGGCGAGGTTCTCCTTGGTCTAACCTCTGGTGCTCGTGCTGTTGTTAAGGATCGTCGTCTTATTAGCGATAAGCGTGGATACCTTAGAGGATGTTTCTTCATCCCCAAACCTGTTAAGGATGTCAATCCTCGCTGGAAAACTGGCACTAGACTGTTCCGTTTCACTTCTAGTCCCACTAACTCTACTGTTCCTGGAACTGTTGATTCTTCTGCTGAGAAGGAGTTTACAGCAAAGGGTACACTGCAAACCGTTCGTGAGAACATCCTTGCAGTTAGAAACGCTCAGATCGTTAAGGATACTGTTACTGACCAGCGTACTGTTACCTCTACTAGAACTGAGGTTCGTCAGATTGGTTGGTATGACCCTGTTGCACAATCCTTTATTGTTGACACTGAGGGTGGCGTATTCCTGACTTCCATTGATGTATACTTTGGTAGTAAGGATGCTAATATTCCGATCTCCATGCAGATTCGTGCAATGGAAAATGGATATCCTTCTAAGACTATTCTTCCGTTCTCTGACGTTAGTTTGAATCCAGAACAAGTTGAAATTTCTGAGAACGCTGCAGTTCCTACTACCTTTACCTTCCAAGCTCCTGTTTATATCAAACAGTCCGTTGAATATTGTTTTGTTCTTCTTTCTGACTCCAACGAATATACCATTTGGATTTCCAGAATGGGTGACCTTGAGATCGGTGGAGATAGAACAATCTCCGAACAACCTTATGCTGGTGTTCTGTTCAAATCTCAGAACGCATCTACTTGGACTGCCGACCAGTACGAAGATCTTAAGTTTACTATTAGACGTGCATCGTTTGACACTTCGGGCGGTATTGCTAAGTTCTACAACTCTGAACTTGGAATTGGCAACGCTGGTACACACGAACTGGTAACCAACCCAATTCAGACTATTAAACCTAAGCAAGTTCTAACTCTTGCTACTGGCACCAACTACACTCTGTCTGTTGGCGCTCGTATTTATCAGGAAACGACAAATGCCCAAGGTACAATCACCGCTTTCAATGGTACTACTGATCCCGATACTGTAACTATTACCGATGTTACGGGTACTTGGTTGGCAGGTTCTGTTGATGGTAATGGTAACACCATTCAGGGTATTGTATCTTCTGCTGCCACTGCAACCATCTACCTCTCTGCATATTCTAACGGTGAATATGTAGCAGGACAAACTGTTGTCGGTTCAACTAGTGGTGTAACTGCTGAAGTCGTATCTTGGGACAACTCTCCTTCTCCCAAAGTTCTGACCGTTAAATATGTTTCTGGGGATTTTGATCTCTCCAATGACACGATTGATGTTCAGAATAGCAGCATTACTGGTACTATTGATACTGGTGCTGCTGGTGGTGGTGCTGAGTATGCTGGCGACAGCAGAGGGGCATATCCAGTTGCACAACCTACTTACTCCAGTGAGGAGCGTGAGTGCTGGGTATTCCATCAGAACCACGGCATGATTGACCGTAGAAATAACGTTGAGATTGTTGGTGTTCAATCCGAAATTGGACCTACCACTCTTACTGCTGCTCTTGCCGCTGACGCAACTAGCATCTCGGTCGCTGCTGCTGGCACCTTCCACCAAGTTGTAAACGGTGTCGCAATTAGTAATACCAACCCTGGTTATATTAAGATTGAGGATGAGATCATCCAATACAGTGCAGTCTCTAGTGATGGTAAGACAATTACTGTTGCTACTGGAGGCAGAGGTGCTGCAACCACTGCAGCTGTTCCTCACGACAATGATACTATTGTTGAGTGCTACAACCTGGACGGCGTTCCTCTAATTGAGATTAACAAGGTACATACTTCAATCTCTTGTCCGACTCTGGATACTTACATGCTGCATCTGACTTCGGTTGCAACTACTGGTATTCGTGGCGGTGGAGTATTTGCTACTGCAACTCAAAACCTACCATTTGAAGTTATCACTCCGAATGTGAAAACTTTGGTTCTGCCTAAAACTAGTCTTACCGCTCGTGCGAATACCGTATCTGGTACTTCTATGGGCACGGGTAGAGAAGCAGATATTGATCAGCAATCTTTTGTCAATGATGGTTCCTTCAATGAAATTATTCTCAACGAAGAGAACTATTACACCAACCCTCGCTTGATTTGTTCCCAAATCAATGAAGATAATGAACTTGCTGGTGCTAAATCGTTCACCTTGGAATTGATTCTCAATTCCGATCTTGAAAATGTGTCTCCTGTTGTTGACCTTGACCGCGCATCTTTGATTACGACTTCAAACCGTATCAATAATATCAATGCTGGTTTGCAGGGTGGTACTGGTTACACCATGAACTTCGGCACCAGTGGTCACGATCTCTTGGATGATCCCTCCACCGCTCCTAAGGGCGATCCCAATGAGGGCATATATATTACAAGACTCACACGTCTGGCAACTAAAGCGACTTCACTGCAAGTTTCGTTCTCTTCTAGCAGACATGTGGACACTACGTTCGCAGTTTACTATAAGGCACTCTCAGTTGGTTCTTCTCAACCTCTGGATGAACTGAACTGGGTCAACATGGGTGGTCAAACCAACTACACTTCAACCGCTACGGAAGAGGAACTTTGGAAAGACTACTCTTACGAAGCTAAGGGTCTAGATTTCAATGCATTCCAGATCAAGATTGTTATGAAATCTACTAATCAGGCTCGTGTTCCTTTGCTGGCAGACTTCCGAGCGATTGCACTTGCTAAGTAATTATGGATCCAAATAAAGATCTAATTCCTGTTGAGGGTCACGATGGATGGTTTCGTGACCCAAACTCAAATGCCATTGTCAATTGTGACAAAAGTGCGTATGAGGATTATATGGCGAAGTACAATGCTCGCCAAAAAAAGAAGGAGACCGATCAAGCTTTACAAAGTGACGTTGATACGCTAAAATCTGATGTGAGTGACATTAAGCAGCTCCTGCAACTACTACTGAAAAAAGAATCATGACTGAAAAGGTATCACAAGAGGAACTCCTGACGCAGTTTCAGGAACGTTATAATGTTCTGATTGCCGAAAACAACAAACTCTCAGAGCAAATCAAACAAAACGAGATCCAAGCACTGAAACTGCAAGGTGCCATGGAAACTCTCAATTATTACATTCAAGAGCCTCCCGAATCCCCCGACGTAACCGAAGGGGTTGAGGCAGAATGATCTGAGGGGGGTCCTAAGACCCCCTTTTTTCATTTATAAATACTCTTGAGACAGTACCTGCACCGTTCCCTATATAAGAGATGGCAAATAGAATTCAACTTAGACGCGGTGGTGCTCAGGAATGGGCTAACGAAAACCCAACCCTAGCCCAAGGCGAATTAGGCATTGAACTTGATACCAACCGATTCAAGATCGGTGATGGTGTCAGGGGATGGAACACACTCCCATATGAGCGACCTATTGAGTCTGTTGCCAACACGGCAAATACTCTCGTATCTAGAGATGCTGACGGTAACTTCTCTGCTGGTGCCATCACTGCAACTCTAATTGGTAATGCTGCAACTGCATCCCGTCTCGCCAACCCTCGTCAGATTCAAATGTCTGGCGACCTCTCTGGTTCTGGTACATTTGACGGTTCGCAGAACTTGTCTCTTGCTGCAGCACTTCAAACTCTCATTTCCCTGCCACACTACGATGGCACAACCACTTCTAGTGGTCAATATACTAAGGTAACGGTTGACGCAAAGGGTAGGATCACTACTGGTTCACAACCCTCTTCTTATGTAGATTTGGGTCTGACTGACGTTCAACCTCTAGACTCCGACCTTACCGCTATTGCAAACCTGACGACTACTGGTATTGTGACCAGATCGTCTCCTGGTAATATGCTTACCAGATCCATTCAGGGTTCTTCTGGTAGGATTTCAGTTGTAAACGGCAACGCTGTTGCTGGTAACCCAACTCTTGACCTTATTGATACTACGATCGCTCTAGAAACTGAGTGGACGAATTCTGCAGGTCAATTTAATATTCCTTCGCTGATTTCTGTTGGTGGTGATAACCTCCCCGAAGCAGCAAACAGAACTGTAAACTCCACCAGATATACTGTTGATCAGTATGGTCGTTTTACTTCTGCTCTGACTATTCCTATTGCTACCGCCAGAGAAGGTAGTAAGTATCCCGCATACTCGGGTGCCACTGCATATAATAGATATGACATAATTGAAGAAGGAGGAAATGTTTATCAAGCGATTGCTGACATCACTGCAGGTCAAGGTGCTCCTTCTCACACTGATTCCTCCGATGCTGGGTCTTGGCGCTACCTCGCTGCCGCCGCGACGGAACAGAAAGGACTTGCCTCGTTTGCACAGGAAGATTTTGACGTTGACAGCAACGGGCACGTTACCATCGCCGCCCTCGGTGTAGACAATACTCAATTACAAAATAATAGAATCTCTTTTGCTGATGAAAATACAAAAGAAGATTTTGAACTTGATCAGGAACTTACTAGCACCACTGGATACCGAGGATTCAATTATCTTAACTACGTCAAAGTTAATGATACGAGCGGCAATCTTCTGTTTGGCGCTAATAATACAGGCGACGGTGGCGCTGGTGAGATTGATGTCAATGTCCGTTCCTATTTTTCTGATCCTGACATTACTCTTGACGGAGTTGTTGCTCAGACACTGGATAAGACTGGGGATGGCGACCTAACTTTCCAAACAACTCAAAATAGTGCATCTGGTAGAGCACTCAGCATTCGTGCAACTAACTCTGGTGCTGGTACTTCTACTATCAATATCGTATCCGAAGATAAGGTAAATATTCAGGCATCGGATGCAAATGGTAAAGTCCATGTAGAGGACTCAAGATTCCAAGATAACTACATCGCCACCGCCAAGACCACGATGCATTTGGATCCTGGTGATGACCGTGCTGTAACTGGTTTGGTTCGTGTCTGGGGTGACCTCCAAGTTGATGGCACCACGACGACTGTCAATTCAACGACCGTCACGATTGACGATCCTGTATTTACTTTGGGTGGAGATCAAACTCCTACCGTTGACGACAACCTAGATCGTGGTATTGAGTTCAAATACTATGATACTGCTGCTAAGCTTGGTTTCTATGGTTACGATGACTCCTACACCGACCTAGCAGGGCATGTAGGTGGGTTCTCGTTCCTGTATGATGCCACGAATAGTTCCGAAGTTTTCAGCGGTACTGACGCGGGTCTCCTGGCAGGTAACCTGAAACTCACAACTAACACCAATTCCACTTCTAATACGACTGGTGACTTGGTAGTCGCTGGTGGTGTCGGCATCACTCAGGATGTTAACATCGGTGGTTTGGTTGACATTGACAGCACTCTGCGTGTCCATAGCACCTCTCGCTTTGATGACAACATGGTCATCCAAGGTGCTTCTAAGACTCTGCAACTTAATAATGGTAGTGGAACCACTCGTATTGAACTGCAATCTACGACTGGTAACGCATCTTTCTATGGCGTTGTAGATATCACTAACGACCTTAACGTCAATACAAATAAATTCAATGTTGCTTCTGCTTCTGGTAATACCCTTATTGCTGGCACTCTGGGTGTTACTGGAGGAACTACTCTAACGGGTGGTCTTGATCTGAACAACACCTTGAATGTTTCGGATTTTACTTACCTTGAGAGCACTGCAGAACCCCAAATTGCTCTGAATCAATCTACTGGTCTCTACGAAATTCAGAATAGTGACTACGGTGCATTCCGATTTGATGGTGGTGGATACATTGAAGGCAACTTCATGTTTAATAGTGATGTATTCATCAACGGTCAAATCGTACAGAAGGAAGATACGACAGCGAACTATAACAGACAGAACTACTTGGAAGTTCGTTATAAGTTCCGTACAGGTACAAGAGCAGCATATACTCCTTCTTATGCAACAGATGATACCTCTAACCTGAGAGTTTATGGTGGTGCTGGTATTGCAACCGATCTACACATTGGTGATGATCTCTACATTGGTAAGGTAAACAACGGCGATACTGTTGAGTTCCAAGTTCTCGGTGAGTCTGGTAACACGACTATTGGTCGCTCTGGTCAGGGCACCAATGCTATTGGCACTCTTGACGTTCACGGTGATGTAAGATTCTACCGTGATCTGTTCTCTAACGGAAATGTTACTCTCGGTGATTCTACTAGCGACACTCTTACTGTCCAAGCGAACTCCGAGTTTAATGGCACGGTTGATATTGACGCCAACTTTGCAGTTAGAACTTCTGGTGGTGTAGATAAGTTTACTGTCGCATCTGCAGATGGTGCTACTGAAATTGAAGGTCTTCTGACTATCAACAATGGTTTCTCGGTAACTAACGGCACTACCAACTTCTCAGATATTGTTCGTATCCTGGATAGTGCAGACTCTACTGGTGTTACTAACACTTCTGCTGCTCTGTATGTCGCTGGTGGTTTGTCTTTGGCGAAGAGAGCGAACATTGGCGGTCAACTTTTGGTTGAAGATAGCATCTACATCAATTCTGCTAACGAAGGACTGTTCATCCAGAACGGATCTCAAGTCACCAAGTTCAGCGTTGATTCTGACAACGGCAACACCAATATTATTGGTACTCTGACTGTTGCCAATGCTGTTGACCTTAACAATACTCTCAACGTTGCTGGTATCACCACTCTTGAGAGCACTACTCAGCAAACTTTGACTGGAACCTATGGTGCAGACGGTGGTTTCCGTTGTGCCCCTGGTGCTGGTTTTGATCGTAACGTTGCTATCGGCGGCGATCTGCGAGTCTTTGGTGACATTGAGATTACTGGTGCCACCACTCAGTCTGGTAATACTGGATTCAGCGGTAAGGTTAGCATCACGAATACTCAGGATGTTACCTCGTTTGCTGATAGTAACGTAGCATTTACTGTTGATGGTGGTGCAAGAATTACAAAGAATCAGTACGTTGGTGGCGACTTTGTTGTCTACGATAACGCTGGTGCAGTCAATAGCTTCTTTGTTGACGTTTCCACTGGTAACGCTGAACTGAGAAATAACATGGTTATCGGTGGAGACCTCACCGTTAACGGAACCACGACCACTGTAAACTCCACGGTCGTAACCATTGATGATCCTATTATCACTCTTGGTGGTGACACTGCTCCTTCTAGTGACGATAATAAGGACCGTGGTGTTGAGTTCAGATACTACGATACCCAAGCAAGACTTGGTTTCTATGGTTGGGATAACAACCTGGAAGTCTTCCGTTTCCTTAGAGACGCAACTAATAATTCCGAAGTCTTCAGTGGTACTGATGCTGCTCTGCAGGCAGGTTCACTGCGACTGACTTCTACAGGAACTGCCCTTGACGTTGACGCTAATGCCAACATTGATGGCACCCTGACAGTTGACGGTCAGATTACCAGTAACGTCACTTCTGGTTCTCCTCTGATCATCAACTCTACCTCTAAGGTCAACAACCTTAATGCCGATCTCCTTGATGGTCTGGATACCAGCAGTACCGATACTACTGGCAACAGTGTTGTTACTAGAAACTCTGGTAATTTCTCTGCTAACCAGATCACTGTCAACAACGGTATCGGTGGTAACGCAGGTATTCAAGGTAACGCAACTACTGCCGACGCTCTCCGCACTGCCAGAACAATTACTGTTGATGGTGTTGTTGATGGAAGCGTATCGTTCAACGGCAGTTCTAATGTAACTATCACGACCGTCTTTAATGACTCTGATATTACTGCTCTTGCTGCTCAGACTGGTACTGGTTTGGTTGCTAGAACTGCAACTGGTGTATATGCACAGAGACAGGTTGTAGTTTCTGGTTCTGGTATTGGTGTTTCTAATGCTGATGGCGTTAGTGGCAATCCGACTATCTCCATTGCTTCTTCTAGCACAAACGCTGCAAACAACCTTGTCATTCGCGATGGATCTGGCAACTTCTCTGCTGGAACAATCACTGCAACTTTGACTGGTAACGTCACTGGTAACCTGACTGGTAACGCATCTAACGCAACTGCAGTTAGCACTGGCAGCGGTGGTGGAACCACCATGTATCTCGCATCGTTCAGTGGATATGGTGCAACCTCTGGAAGAACTATCTTTGCCAACAACAACGTAGTTCTCTCCTACAGCAACCCTGACTGGACTCTTACTGTTGATAAGGTCGCTTCAGATCTCACTGGTAATGTAACTGGTAACGTCACAGGTAACCTCACTGGTAATGTTACTGGTGATGTTACTGGAAATCTTCTCGGTAATGTTACTGGTGATGTCACTGGTGATCTTACTGGTAACGTCACGGGTAACCTCACTGGTAATGTGACGGGCAACGCCACTACCGTTTCGGTAAGTCAGTCTGGTAGTGTTGGCGACTACTTCGTCGGCATTGTTGCCAACTCTGTCGGATCTGGTACTTCTGCTCTGAGAGCAGATTCTGGCATGAAGTTCCACACTGGCACCAATGTTCTTACTGTAACTGGTGGTGTTACTGCTGATCTTACTGGTAATGTTACTGGCGATCTTACTGGTAATGTTACTGGTACAGTTTCCACTCTCAGCAACCATGACACCGATGATCTTGCTGAAGGTGGCAATCTCTACTACACCGAACAAAGAGTTCAGGACAAACTTGACAATGCATTTGCACAACTCAGTGCAATGCTGAACAATCTGTCCACCGCAACCACTCTTACCCTTAATCTTAACGGTGACCCGACTCCTGGTGTTGTTGTAACTCTGGGATCTATTACCAATAATGGACTTGGAGGATATACCAACGGCACTAACGTTGCTACTACTGGTGGTTCTGGTACTGGATTGTCAGTTAATACTACCACTACTAATGGCGCAATTACTGGACTTGCTATCAACCAGGCAGGTTCTCAATATGCCATCAATGACACTATTACCATTGTCAACCCTAATGCAGGTGGCGTTGCATCGTTTAACTTTGCAACCTTGAGTGGTGGTACTGGTTATGCTACTGCAAACAACGTTGCTACCACTACTACTGGAAGTGGAACTAATCTGACTGTTAATATCACTGCATCTTCTGGTGTAATTACTAACGTAGTTGTCTCCAATGCTGGTAGTGGTTATGCACCTGGCGATACAATTACAATTGCTGGTGGTGGTCAGTCTGCAACTATTGATGTTGCGACTGTCTTTGAAAATGCAACCTTCACTCTGGCAGATATTACTGCAATGGAAGTCGGAGCAACCTTGACTGGTAGCACCAGTGGATCTACGGGTGTCATCACTGCTCTTACTGAAACTTCGGTCACTATTGATAATGTTGACGGATTCTTCAAAGTTGGAGAAGTCGTTGGTGCAAATGATGTTACGACTCTCACAATCACTTCATTCTCCTGATAACAAATGTCAGCAACAAAACCAGCTAGTAAAGCCGAACTAAAGGCATATGCCCTCCGTAGGTTGGGATATCCTGCCATTGACATCAATGTGTGCGACGAGCAACTAGATGATTTGATTGATGAAGCGATTGACTTCTGGCAGGAGTATCATTACGACGGATCTAATACTCAACTAATCAAGATTCAGGTTACCGACGCCATTAAGACTGCTGCTCAGGGTAGCACTCAACTTAACAATGGCGATTGGTATCAAAACAATTTAAGTGTGGATCTTCCTCCCAATGTCATGGGAGTAAATCAGGTATACGCTAATCTCTCTAGCAGCAGCGTAGTTCCTGCAAACATGTTCAACATTAAGTATCAAATCTTTCTGAACGATATCTACTCGTTTACTAATAGTCAGATCTTGCACTACTTCATGGTTTCGCAGTATCTAGAAACCTTGGATTGGGTAACTAATTCACGCGCTCACAGGAGAATTAGATTCAACAAAGTAGAGAACAGACTTCATCTTGACTTCTCATGGGATGAACTGCAGACTGGCGATTATATTATGGTTGACTGCACCATGAGAACGGATCCTGAGGTATTCACCAGTGCATACAATGATAACTGGTTGAAAGACTATGTTGAGGCATTGTTCCAACAGCAATGGGGTCGCAACCTCAGTAAGTATGATGGTATTCAGATGCTCGGCGGTGTAACACTCAATGGTCGGCAGATCCTTGAGGATGCAAGTCAATTCAAAAAAGACTTGGAAGAGGGAATCCGTAAAGAGTATGAACTTCCCCCAATGGATCTCATAGGTTAATATGACATATTCTAATCCAACTCCGTCAGATTGCGTACAGTCAGATTATACTTCTGCCTGTAGAATAAACTTGAATGGATCTGCTCAAGAGCAGAAGTTCATGGAAAATTTAATTATTGAAAGCATTGAAATCTATGGACAAAATATCTACTACCTCCCTAGAACCTATGTCAATAAAGACACTATCCTCAATGAGGTTGAAAGTTCAGAGTTTAATCAAGCACTTGCGATCCGAGCCTACGTCAATAATGTTGAAGGATGGGAAGGACAAGGCGAGTTACTTAGCAAGTTTGGAATTCGGATTGAAGATAAAACAACGTTTATATTCTCCCGTTCAAAGTTTGCAGAAAAGGTGGACGACAATGCGACGCTCAATGTAGAGGGTCGTCCTAATGAGGGGGACTTAATTTGGTTCCCCATAACTAAACATTTGTTTGAGATTAAGTTTGTAGAGGTTGAACGTCCTTTCTATCAACTTGGAAAGGGATATGTTTGGGAATGTCAGTGCGAACTGTTTGAATACAGCGACGAAGAGATTGATACTGGTGTTGCTGAGATTGACGCTATTGAAACTGCGTTTGCCAACGCAATCAAACTCGTCATGGATCCTGGTGGTACAGGGGACTTTACTGTCGGTGAAGAAGTTGTAGGTGATTTGTATCTCGCAACTGCTACAGCAACTATTAGTGGTGATGCAGTTGATGCAATTACAGTTACTGATGGGGGAGAATATTACAACTCTAGTTTGCCGCCAACTGTAACTATAACAGGTGGAGGTGGTTCTAATGCTACAGCAACTGCGACGGTTAGTTCTGCAGGGATTGTTACTGGTATTACTGTCACTAGCGGTGGGTCGGGTTATACTTCTGCACCTACTGTCACGATTGATTATTCGCCAAAAGACACTAGGGCAGAAGTCAAGACCTGGAACAATTCCACTAGAGAACTCCAAGTGATTAACAGAACTGGAGTGTTCAACACGGCATCAACAGTAACTGGACAGACTTCTGGTGCTAGATGGAGTCCTGAGTCTTATAACACACTAAATAATACGAATTCTACTTACGATCAGAACTACAGTTTTGAGACTGAGGATGATGATATTCTTGACTTCACTGAGGGTAATCCCTTCGGTTCTATTGCATCCACAACTGATACTACAGTCTAATGTTAGGAAAATATTTTTACCACGAGATTTTTAGGAAGTCCGTAGTCGCCTTCGGAACAATGTTTAATAACATTGAAATCCATAAGGACGATGAGGTCATGAAAGTACCTCTTGCCTACGGTCCCAAACAAAAGTTCCTAGCACGTTTGGAGCAGAACGCTGATCCTACAAACAAAAGGGTCCAGATTACTCTTCCTAGAATCTCGTTTGAGATCAATAGTATTGACTATGATGCTAGTAGAAAGGTAAGTCCCACTCAAAAAGTAACTGTAGTAAGTTCAACCGATAAGAGTAAGACAGCATATATGCCTGTACCTTACAATCTTGGTTTTGAGTTGGCAATTATTTCTAAGAACCAGGAAGATGGATTGGAAATCCTTGAGCAAATTCTAGCATTTTTCCAACCATCTTACAACCTTCCGATGAAACTCGTTCCTGATTTGGACGAGACTAAGGATGTACCTGTGGTTTTGAATAGTGTTGCATATGAAGACGAATATGAGGGGAACTTCTCAACTCGTAGGGCGATCATCTATACTCTAAACTTCACCGTTAAGACCTATATCTATGGCCCTGTCTCGGAAAGCACTACTATCACCAAGGTCATTACCGACGCTTATACTTCTACTAACGTTGCTACGGCACCGAGAGAAGTTAGATACACTGTGGTCCCCGATCCTATCACGGCAGATGCTGATGATGATTTTGGATTTGGAGAGACTATAGAATATTTCAACGATGGAAAACAACGCAACCCAGTTTCGGGTGTAGATGAGGATGTCTAATGAGTGCTTTTGATGGATTGAACGAAGTCTTTGGAACTGAGCCTGCTGAAATTGAGAAGGCTCAGGAAGCGAAGAGTGAATTGAAAAGGACTGATACTCCTGATATCAAACAAGATTACGAATACTCTCGTGCCCAACTACATAACCTTGTCATGAAAGGACAGGAGGCAGTAGATGGCATACTTGATGTGGCACGAGCGTCAGATCATCCTCGTGCTTACGAAGTTGCTGGTCAACTCATTAAACACGTCGGAGACGTAGCAGACAAGTTGATTGACCTTCAGAAAAAGATGAAGGACTTGGATGCTACTGAGAAAAAGGGTCCAACCAATGTAACCAATGCTCTCTTTGTTGGCACTAGTGCAGAACTGCAAAAGATGCTTAAGCAGCAAAAAGAGATAAATAATACAGAAGAGAACTGATTAGTGAAATGGCATCAAATGTAACCGTACCCGTGCAGGATTTGGGTAGTCTCACTGATAATAGTGATACTCCTCAAACAACTGCTGCATATACAGTAAAAACTGGATATTACAGATTTATCAATGCTGATTCGCATAGCAATCACTTTGCATGGGGTGGTGCTCCTGATGTAACGACTGACCAAGTTGTCCATGTTGCTGTAAATGGTGCTGAAATCTTCAGACTTGCCAAACCCAAGGCAGCAAAGATTGCAGGTGCAACTGCTGCTAATCCTTGTGTATTAACTTTAGATAACCCCAATCAGCAAACCAACATCGTTGTTGGTGATTATGTAACTATCTCTGGTGCTGCTGTCTCTGGATATAACTTCTCTCACAAAGAAGTTACTGCTGTTGATCCTGTAACTGGTGCAATTACTATTGATGCTGATGCATCGGCACTTGCTGCATTTACTGGCACTGCATTTGCTAGAAATAGCATTAAGATTCAGGCAAAGGGTGATAGCACAAATGGCATGACCCTGTATATCAACGAAGTGCAGATATCTGGTTGATAACATGCCTGCAAAGTCCATCAAACAACAAAGATTCTTCGGGATGGTTAGAGCGGCTCAGAAGGGGGAAATGGAAAATCCCTCGCCTGAGGTTGCCAAAGCTGCATCCTCCATGTCCAAACCCGACGTGAAGAAGTTTGCCAAAACTAAACATAAAGGATTACCAATGAAAAAGGAATCAGTATTCGCAGGTAACTATGAAGGACCCCTGTATGCTCCCCATCCCGATTTAGTTGAAGACTCACGTCGCACCAGCAATAAGCAACAAACTAAGCGGGTGAAAGCTAATATCAAGGCTTTTGGAAGTAACTATACTCCACCTAATAACTATGACCCTGATGCTAATCGTGGTCAAGGAGAAGTTGTTACTCGTAAACAGATGGAGAAGAAGCGTCGTAAGGCACTTCGTCAAGAGGATACTGTCACCGAACGTGCTGATTTTTGGGATCCCGATCCAGATAAAGATCGCAAACTAGGTGGACCTGGCGCAAACCAGCGTGCTCGTGAAGATCGTGCTGCTGGTGCTAAAAAGTCTTCTAGTGGTCAGAAGTCGGACCCTAAAAAACTTCGCAAGGGCGAATCCTACATGGATTATGCTAAGCGTCAAAGGGCAGGTAAGTCTGCAAGTGCTCCCAAACCTAAACCCAAGGAAAGGAAGCGCGACAAGATTGGTCGTAAACTTGGCAATCTTGTAGATCGTATTGGTGGAATCAAAAAAGAGGAAGTCAGTATTGATGAGGGCAAAAAGAAAGGACTCTGGGATAGAATCCATGCTAAGCGTAAGCGTGGCGAGAGACCTGCCCGACCTGGCGAAAAAGATTACCCGAAGACACTTAACGTTGAGGGTACTGATACGCCTGTAGCCGCTATCAAAACTAATGAACTTAAAACCTTCAAACAATTCTGCGAAGGAGCAGCCTGGACAAAAAAATCAGGGCAGAACTCCGAAGGCGGACTCAATGAGAAGGGGCGAAAGTCTTACGAAAGAGAGAATCCTGGATCTGACCTTAAGGCACCATCAAAGAAGGTTGGAAACCCCCGTCGCGCATCGTTTTGCGCTAGAATGAAGGGTATGCGTAAGAGGCAAAAACCATCTAACAATACAGGCGATGATCGTCTGTCCAAGTCCCTTAGAGCGTGGAACTGCTGATACTCTTGGATATAAAAAGTTTATAATTTATTCAAGATTCCTTCATATATCTACAAATTGTAATCATTTGTAGCTTTACAAGCGTTAAATAGTGACTATAATAGTTGTATCAGCGTGATACTCGTATGGTCTCATTTTATCTATTAGTTGCGGTGTTC